TCCTGTCCTTCCTTAACTGTAATCTGCTCACGGTCTCTCCAGAAACTAACATACCTGTAGACTGTCTCAGCCCATGTTTCTCTACGGCTATGCTCTGGTATCCATCGTGCGTAGCGGCTCTTGTGTATAAACTGTTGGTACTGATCCATTATGTGTTCTCCTCTGTTACCATTTCCGTTAGCTTGTTTAAGTACCAACCTGCTTTTTGTAAGTCCTCTACCGACTTGCCCTTGTAGTCGTAACGCCACAGGTACTTCATGCAATTGCCCTTGAGGTAGCCCTTGAATGCAACACTGGACATGGATTCCTCTATTGCATCAATACACTCTATGTTGCCTGTGTTGTAATGCTTGGGCGCACCAACCATATCTTCTTCGTCTTCATCCCAATCAAGCTCAGTAGTGCAATCATCTAAGCTGATCTCAGCAGCCTCTTCCTTCGCAGGTGTTGCCCAAGCTTCTAATCCTACGTGAGCTAGCTCCTGCCACGCTGCTTGTCTTCCCTTCTCTGTCTCCATGTCGTAAGCGGCTGCACTTTCTCTTGCTGCCCTGTCCCACATACTAGGTGTTGCGTCATTTAGTCTCATTATCTAAAATCCTGTTCTAATTCTGCAAATTTATCGTTGATTTTATCGCTAAAGACATCCACCAACTCTTCAGAAGTTATGTTAAGCACTTCTAACAATGTTAGCTCGTCTAATGTCTTTAGCTTCTCTAGTAAATCGTAATAGGTGAGAGCCATGTTAGTCTCCGTACTTCTCTCGTAGATAGTTTATGCTAACAGGCAATTCGTCACAGCCTCCGTTAACCACTTCATTTAACAGCCACACACCTGACCAACTTCCATTAGTCTGAGCGTTTAAGTACTCTTCATCGTGTTGATAGAAGATGCCAGAGAACAGTCCTATAATGTTAGTGCCGTCAGCTTTACGAGCGTAGGCGATGTCTCTGTCCTGAACATGACCCATGATACACGACATAAACTTCTTAGACAACATGAGTTTTGCGCTACTGACTGGCCTGCCCATCACACCACTGGTGAAGTAGTGGCAGTAGGCTATCTCGTCAATGATGATAGGCTGTAGGAACGGTACAACTTCAAAGCCCATCTCCTCTAACATGAGGTCTTCGTACTTCAGAAGCCCGTCTAGCTTTGGGTCTGACTCAATAGCTCTCTCTATACGGTACTCATGGTTGCCTAGCGTGAACACTAAACGAGGATTCCATTGCTTGTGTTTGTTACGGACTAGGCGTTCTTGCTCACGCTGTATAGGCTCTAGGAACTTACGCATAGCGTTAATGCCTGCATCAACATCATTGACGTAGCGTCTGCCTTCAAAAGACTTCTTACCTACGTCATAGCTGCTTAGAGAAGGCATGTCCCAGTGATCGCCTATGTGGATAATAACGTCAGGCTTCTTCTCTGCTGCGTACTCGCCTGCCCAACGTAGGTGGTCTGCTCTATCTCCTGGTTTTACCTGTGTGTCTGGTATCACTAGATGCTTAGTCATTGTAAGAAACCTCGTTGGCTAAGAACCAAGTTACGCATAGTCTGTTACAAGCTTTACAGGTACGTGCTTCGCCTTGTGTAACTATTCCTCTGTGCATTAGATCAGGAAGTCTACGACTAAAACGCGCTCTCTGTTGGTGTACGTCACCGCCACCTAAATCAGCCAGTTCTCGACTAGTTAAACCTTGGTTATCTGTTAATACTGATAAAACAAATTTGCTCTGTGCATTTAACGCTCCAGACTCTACCATTTGTCTAGCCGCTTCTCTGCTTGTTTCAGGGTCTGTTCTTCTTGATAACATATCTAATTGGTTCATTTCTTTTTCCTTCTCAGTCGTTCTGCTGCTGTCTTAGCAGCGTGACATTTATAACACAGCACTTGATAGCCTGACGCTTCTAGGAACATTCTGTTTATGTAGGTATTCCAATCTACGAAGCCGACTTCTGGTTGTACTACTGGGTCTATATGATCTACTGCTGCGTTGTTTCTCTTGCGTGTACGTCCTGCCAGTGGTGGTAGTGTGGCAGAGCCTTCTTTCTTGCACCCTGCACACTTGTAAACACCTCTCCGCACCCATGCTGACTTCTTAGCATCGTGCTTGACACCCCACTTACCATGAGCGCCTCGCAGTGCTGAGATGATAAAGGAACGGAAACGCGCCTCTGTCCATCTTCCGTTATTAGGCACTGTGTAGCTCCCATATCTGCCCTTCAGAGCGTCTAAGCCACAATAGCCTACCGTTCTCTATTACTCGTTCCTCACTCCCTAGCATCTCTACGCACACGTTGTAGTAGTCCTGCTCGTTCTTGCAGTCCTCTAGCAACTTGGCTGACTTCTTCTCACCTATACCGTGAATACCTACGATGTTATCTATGCGATCACCCATCAGTATCTGGCGATAGAAGAAATGTAAGCCCTCTTCTGGCGTGACGTAGTATCTGCGTTTCTTAACAAAGTTGTAGTGCCAACCAGGAATCTGGTCAAAGTCTTTATCCAACGACACCATTACAGCCTTGTCACCGTGAGTAGTGGCTTCAATTGCTATTGCATCATCAGCTTCCTCATTATCGGTGACTAAAGCTGCCCACTTGTCGATAAGGTGATCCCGTAGTGCCTGTATATGCACTGGCTTCTCCTTATTCTTGCGGTTGCCTTTGTAAGGGGCGGTAATGGCATATTCGTTCCTGAAATTGCCACGACCAGTGAGATACAGAACATAGTGCGAAGTTTCTTCGTCAGCGTTAAGCTGCATCAGAAGGTCTGCGATAAAGCCGTCTATAGTGTTGATGGCTGTTTTCTCAGACTCTGTGTTGCACGACCAACCTATGCGATAGACCAGTATGTCTGCATCAATTAAGATCACAAAGCTTCGTCCATAGCTACTTCGTCCATCTCAGCACCACCATTGTATGCGATGAGGTCTGTAACGACTAGCTTCAGCAACGATGCGCTGCGTCCTGCTTGACCTGCGGGTGACTTCCAATCGTAGTATCCGATAACTGCCTTGGCTTTAGAGCCGTTGCCAATCAGGATACCTTTGATCTCGTTACCGTCAGTGTCATACGCACGGATAGCGTTGGTAGACTTGCAAGTAATAAAGTCTCCTTGACCTGCTTTGTTGCGTACTCCTAGACCCATCATCTCCAGAGCTTCCATAGCGGGAGCAGATAACTGAGTGAGGTCGATCTGATACTTACCAGACATACGGTTAGGCTCGTTAAGACTTGCCCACATGATGTCTGCGTTGATTGTTACTGGTTTAGATTCTGACATAGTATTTACCTTGTGGTTATTGTAGCGGTTAGTGTAACATATTAATGTGTTTCTGCCCAATTGTTTCCTACATTGTATTTCCCATCAAGTGGACAGCGCAGACTTAATTCCGTTCCTGCATCCCTAATGGCTCTTACTGCTGCTTTGCCAACTACGTCAGCAAAATTCTCTGGTACTTCTATCTGAAATTCATCGTGTACATTCGCTACTAGCTTGTAGGGTATATCGTATGTCGATAAGCGAGAGGCCAGTAGCACCAGTGCCTTCTTCATTACAACGGCTCCTGCACCCTGTAACAGCGTGTTCAGTGCTGCGTGTTCGCTCCTGACTCTAAGTAGTCTACCGTCTAAGCTAGGCAATGTACCTGCTAAAGCAAACTTAGCCACTCTTTCACGCAACCTAGCCAGTGCAGGCGTGTTACGCAGGAAAGAGTCTATAAGCTTCTGACCTTCCTTGTAGCCACCACCAACTATCTGACCTATCTTGGCTGCACCCGCACCATAAAGAAAAGCATAGATAAAAGTCTTACTTTGCGAACGATCAGTCAAGCCTGCCGCCTTCATGTTGGCAGTGTGGATGTCACCGCTGAGTATCTCGTTAGTATAGTTCTCGTCACGCATGTAGTGTGCAAGCATACGGAGTTCTAAGCCACTAGCGTCTATGCCTACTAGCTTGTATCCTACAGGAACACGCCAGAACGAGCGCATCTCTCTGCCGTAAGGCACTGTTACTGCGGGACACTGAGCCATGTTAGGGCTGTGGTGCGTCATGCGGCCTGTTACAGCACCGTTAGTGATTACTCTGCCATGCACTCTGCCGTCCTTGACAAAGGATAACCAAGAATCTATCTGCGCTGAACGCTTCTGTAGCATTAGATATTCATGGATTAGCTTTGCTTCAGGTATGTCGATGCCCTCCAGAACTTTTTCGTCTACTATTATGTTACCTTTCTCTGTGGTCTTCTTAAACTTCACTCCAACAGCCTGTAGACGCTCTGCTATCTGCTTGCGTGATCCTACGTTAAACTCAGTTACCTTGTCCTTCAGACGCTTCTCCGTCTTCTCTGACCACCTCTCCTCCACTATTGGCGGGAACACTATCTGTAGTTCCGTTGTTATCTGTCTCATCCTGTGTGTTATGTCTTGCCAAAGCAAGGTTGCAGGTTCTACGTCTAGCATGAAGCCGTTGCGTTCCTGTTGAGCCATAATGATAGCTACCTTCTCTTCTAAATCTACGCATTCTCCTGTAAAGCCCTCTGTGTCTAGTAAGTTTAATAGATGTTTATAAAGCCTAGTGGTTAGCTTTACGTCCTGCTTACAGTAGATTAGCATCTCTTCAGAAAAGCCACCGTCATAATCGCTAAACTCTATCTTCTCATCGCCAAAGCGTTTACCCCACGCATCTAAGCTGTGTCCACCGTCCAGAGAAGGGTTCCAGAGCCTGCTCATAACGAGGGTGTCACGTTGCTTGCTGTGAGGTATGACAACGCCCCAGACCTTCTCTAACACTGGCGAATCAAAGCCTATGAGGTTGTGTCCGACAACACCGTCTGCCTGCTCAAGAACAGGCAATAGAGTAGCAGCGTCTGTGTGTGTTAACTGCTCGCCAGTAGATACGTCCTCAGTTACTACGCACCAGATAGTGTCGTGGCTGTAGTTCGTTTCTATGTCCAGTGTTATCATTGTACTGTCTCTCGCTAGTGTCTTTGTTACTGTGTCTGTCATAAGGGTTGACATGCTTAATCCAGTTCTGTGTTTCCTGTCTCTCCAAAACCCAACCGCCAATCTTGCTCATACTCTTGCTCCTTAATAAAGTTATCTGATTCGCTACGCAGGTCTTCTCTCGACAGCGTAGCTATTTCGTCTTCAGCGAAGTAGAAACAATCGTTGCACATTTCCACATAGTCGTTGCTCTGTACTGATCTTCTCGTTGCTTCAAAATCCGATAGTGGTGTGTCGCAGGATATGCATCTCATCTACAGTGCCTCTTCTTTAATTTCTACCATTCTACCCGTCTTAGCGTTAAATAGCAATCCACCCGCAGGGCCAGTAGTTCCACAAAAGCGATTCTTCAGCACCCTGACGTTGGTGGTGTTACGCTCTATAGGATCAGCAGCCTGACCGTTACGCTCTAGCCCTATCACCATGTCTGACAACTGAGCAATACTAGCAGATCCTCTAAGCTGAGAAAGTGAACTTGCCGCGCCCTCTTCATGGCCTTTGCCGTCTGGTCGCTTCAGGTGGCTAACCATAAACAGCGTGATGCCAGTCTCCTGCACTAACATTCTAAGCTTGGTGCATATCTCGTCTAATGCTTTTCTCTCGTCACCGTTGCTCTGCGCGGATACGACAATGCTTACGTGATCTAGGAATAAGAACTTGGTGTCCAACGCTTTAGCCATGTAGCGACAACGAGCCACAATGTTGTCTATGCTAGTGCTTCCGAAGTGGTCAAACAGAAACAGCCTTTGCGTTCCCATCGTATCTTCAAAAGCTTCCCAACGCTCCTCTTCTGTACTTTCAACGTCAGGTAGATGCAGTGGCTTGTTAGCCGCCAGAGACATCAACGACAGTGCTGTCTTTCTAGCATTCTCTTCCAGAAATAGCAGACCTATATTCTTGTCGGAGTTCTTCAAGATGTGATAAACAATCTCTCTGACAAACTGTGACTTTCCTAGCCCTGATCCTGCTGTAATTGTTACTAGTTCGGACTCGCGGATGCCATAGGTTAGCTTGTTTAAGTTCTCCCAAGGATACATAACAGCAGACTTCTCGACTGGTCTGTTGACCTCATCCCAGAGGCTAGCACCGTTGATGATACCATCAGGTACAAACTTCTCTGCCGCCCAGAATGCCGCTGTAAAGCCTTTGATGTCGTTAGCGACAAGGTAGTCGCAAGCGTCTTTATGACCGCCAGTGTGCTTGACTATAGCCGCCTTACCGCTAAACAGTTCTGCCACCTCTTTAGCCGCCTTATTACCTGCCTCGTCAGCGTCAAAGCATACAATGATAGCCTGAAAGCTGTCCAGATACTCATAAGCCGCCTTGCAGTCCCTTAGAGCGCCTCCTGCACCGTTCCTGACGCTTACGCAAGCATACTTACTGCCTTGCATCTGATAAGCCGCAGCAGCATCAAATTCACCCTCACAGAGCGTTATGTATTTACCACCACCGTTGAAGAGTTGCTGTCCGAATAGACCCGCTTCTGACCAGTTACCTACATTGTAGAAATTCTTGTCTGGTAGCCTGATCTTAGCCGCTATAGGCACGTTGGCATCTTCTGGATTGTGGTAACTAAAATAGGTCTTGTCTGGCTTCTCTAATATGCCGTAGGTCTTAGCGGTAGCGGTGTTTAACCCTCTGGACACAATAGACTGATAGTTAGCTGTTGTCAGTAGCCTCTCAACTGAGCTAAAGTCTGGTTTTGGTTTAGGCTCTGAAGGCTCTGGAATCTCTACAGGGCTGTAACCGTCACTGACGGCAGTGTATTCCCTACAACTGTGGCAAAAAGTAGACTTAACAGCCCCACTTTCTGTAATGTTGATCTGTAAAGCATCACTGCTACCGCAGTCTCCGCAGGGTTGATGTACTAAATTGCTCATGACTCCACCTCTTCGTATACGTTACCCCAAGAAATGACAACAAAGGGTAGATAGAGTAACACTCCCTCAAAAGGCATTGCTGTAGTCTCTTCGGTGTCAGTGTTGTATACCCACACACTGCGTGAATCACTGAATTCAAGGAGAACCCCACAAGCATTAATAAATGATAAGTCTAAATTTCGGTCAAATAGTCTCATTAACATTCTCCTTGAAGGTAAAAAGTTATCGAATCGAATTCCCCCCATTCTGTGTGCTTGGTTTCTCTGGTGGTTTTCGAGTGATCTTTAGTTCTAAGACCGTGTTCGTCTTTCACCACTCTTCCGTTTTTGTGCGTCTTCCAAGCGTATGTTTTTTCCTCGTACTCAATAACAGGGTTAGTACTCAAATTCTCAGAGAAATCAAACGCAACGCCATAGGTTTTATAAACATAACTTTCCACCGCTAGGCAGATTTCCCACTGATCTATTTTAATTCTCATTGTGTGACCTCCGAAAAGTACAGCCTGTTAAACTGAAATCCAATATCGTCATGTAACGCCTCTAAAGCCTCTATTTCGTCACAACTAGGCACAAAATCAGCTATTTTCTTCAACGCCTGCGCGTTAATGTTAACATCTCTCAAAAGCATGTAGAAATACTCTTTCTTATTTTCCATTGTTCTCTCTCCTATCAAAGTGCATGTCGTATTCTGATGACTCTGCAATAAATTTAACTATCTGTTCTTGCGCTATGTTATAGAGTTTAGCGGCCTCTCGCAAGCTTAAAACGCCATTAGCTATGTCGTTAGCAGCTTTCATTGTTGCCTGAACCTCTGGATTTAACTCACCAGTGGTCATGTATTGTTTAAACATTATAATCTCCTCTTTAGCCATTTTGCACTAAGTCTATCGCTGTCACTTTCCATCAACGGCCAGACATTACGCGCCCTAGGTGGTTCAACCATATCATCAGTGATGATTCTACCACCCATCAGGCGCTTATGTAAGCAACTTTTACTCATTTGCAACAATGATGCCGCCTCTATTAGCGTATAACCATGTCCAACTGGGGCTAAACGAGCGTCAGATGTCGCATTAACGAAATATCTGGACTGTTGTCTCTCTAACATTATGTTCATCCTTTCTTGACAGTGTTTTATTTAAGGCTAAAATGGCTCTGTAAAGCTGTTTCAGCCCTTTTCAGTAATAACTATTGGTAATGCTATGTGACTCGCTAGAGTCTCTATAGAGTGCTACTTCCGCGCTTTAATCGCTATATCTATAAAGAACTCTAAAGTCTCTAAAGCGTCCTGATCATCGCCATCAGGCAACCAAGAAGTCTTTGCAAGCCAGTCTACCCTATCTGAGAGTCTCTGAAAAGAATCTAAAAAGACATTTCTGCCCTCTTCGTCTGACAACAAATGCTCGTCACCATGGATGTTATCGAATCTACCACTACCGTTTAAAATGCTCATTTCTCTCTCTCTATTGTTGATTAAAAATCTGAAGA